TGGAAAATTTATATTTGATATCGGGATCCACCGATACAAGCAGCTCCCGGATATCCTCCTTGGTCACGGCTGCACCACCTCCAGGGACAGGTCGGAGATCAGATCCGGGCTGTCCTCATCCGCTCCGTGCCAGGCCCGGACGATCCGATACACCACGGCACCAGCTGAGCGCTTGGAGAAATCATCACACGCCTCCAGGAGAACCACATCATTCTGCCGGATGGATCTACACTGGAGGATGCGGATTTTGCCGTCAATCTGGTGCTCCGTGCGCCCTTCCTTCTCCCTGGCCGGGGAAGTTGAATAATTCATCTCCCCGTACCAGCTGCAGAAAATGGGCGTATAAGTCACCACGGGCATCCTGCCGGGCTCTGATGCATCTGCAGGGCGGAAAATAGTGCACATTCCGGAATCAAGGATCATGTGCTCGCCTCCGTCCTCAGCCATCTCTCACGCCGTTTCAGGCGCAGCCATTCAGGCATGCTGCCGGGCTTGTCACGGTTCTGGTACTCCCAGACCGTTAAATCCACAACCAGCATCAGGTCATCCTCGGTGCCTCCAAGGGTTATGCCGGTGTTTTCCAGCACCTGAATAGCTGCCGTGATACGCGCCTGAAAATAGGCATCCAGGGAGGTGTCGCCCTGCATGCGGTTAAGTCTGGCCTTTACCAGGGACAATGCCAGATTGGTGTCTACTGCTGCCATGCGATCACCTCCCTGCTCTTATTAGGTGTTGGCGGTGTCCTGGGCAAAGGTGACCGTGGTAGACGGAGCGGTGCCATTCACGCCGATGGCCACGAAGCCCTCAGCAATGACCGGCTTTCCATCAAAGCGGGCCGTTCCCTTGAAAACGGTCTTGTCAGACGTGAACAGGAAATGCTCGCTGGAAGCCAGGGCAACACCGGCACGCTCACCCACCAGGTAGAGCTCGCCATATCCGGCCACGATGTTGTCATCCGGAATGAAATCCAGCTCCACGATGTCGCCCCCGATCACGGGCATGGTGCTGTTGACGCCAGCCACCAGGGCGCCCGCTGCATTGAAGTTCAGGGCCTCAGACACGAGCTTGGTGTGGGTCTTTTCATTCATGGCCCAGAACTTCCCGCCCGCGCCATACTTCTTCTTTGCGTTGCCGAAAGCGCCCAGAATGGCCTGGAAGAGCTTGATACCGGTGCTGTTGGCGGCGGTGATGGTGATAATGTTGGAGGTGTGGAGATCAGCCCACGGCCTGGCAGTGGCAGGATAGGTGGCGGGTGCTGCGGTCTGTGCCAGCCTGGTAACAATGCCCTGCGGCATCTTGGTTCCGGCGCCGTACAGGATGGCCTTGTCCAGAGCGATGGCGATGCTACGGGTCAGGGCGAAAAGGACCTGAGATACCAGGTTGACATCGTTGTCCTCCAGGAGCGCATTGCACACCGGAATGAATCCGCCCACCTTGAAGCCGTCAACTTCGGCATCATTGAATACCAGGGAAAGCTCGTTGAGATTGGCGCACATCTCAGTCCATACCGCTTCGGGGATCGTCCCCATAATGGTCTCCCTGGCAGTGCCGCCGACTTCCTGAAGGTTCACATACTTCAGCAGCTGGCTGTTTTCTTCCACCTGCTCGCGGATCATCGGCAGCATGATCTCAGGGATCAGCAGATCTCCGCCGGAGACGGCACGCTTTTCCTTGCCCATCTTGCGGAGCTGTGTGGCAAACGCCTTCACATCGTCACGGGCAAACATGGCATCCCGCTGGGCGGTGGTGCCGAACATTTTCCGAATTTTGTACATTCTTGTTACCTTCCTTTCTTCAGGAGCCTCATCAGCAACGGGATCAGCTTCAGGAGCCGGAACCGGTGCAGCGGGTGCGGGCTTCTCAGCCTTCTCATTCAGGGTCTTCAGTTCGTTTTCCAGGCCATCAATCTCACCGGTGAGATCCACGGTCGCCTTCTCGTTTTCCTCGATGGCGTCATCCGCTTCCTTGACCTGCGCCTCGAATTCACTGACAGCCTTCTCGATTTCCGCGCGATCCTCTTCAGGTGTCTCGGCGGTGATCTCCTTCACGGCTGCTTCCAGTTCCGCCTCCCTGGTCTTCATCGCCTCACGCGCCTGGTCCAGTTCGGCCCGGGTTGCTTTGAGCTTTTCCAGCTCTTCCCGTTTGCTCGCAATTTTACGGGTAAGCAGAAGCTGCTTAAGCATGTTGTCACTCCTTCCTAAGCCTTTTCATAAGGCTCTGTTTCCAGTCGTTTACGCGGCGCTCCTGGATCTTTTTAAAATCCTCTCTGCGCGCGTTGACCTCTGTCTCCTTGTACGCTGGGAACGTACATACGGAAACCTCATAGAGCTTCACCTTTTTGATTGTCCAGTGGATAGTCCCATCATCCCTGAACTCGGTTTCTTCGTCCAAGATATCGAAGCCAAAAGACGCCTGCGTCACGTCTCCGCGTTTATTGCGGGCGTAGGCGTTTGTGGCATCGGTGTCCTCAGGATTGATCAGGACGGAAGCCCAGAGCCCATGATCATCCACCCGGAAGGAGGCAGTCCCCGCCTTATTCCGCCCCAGCACCAGGCGTGTGTCATGGTCCACCAGGACCCGGATATCATCCTGCAGCGCATCATCAAATGCGTGCGGGTCAATGGATTCTGTGGCACCCGGCCAGAGCTCATAGACGGCGCCGAATACGGCAAAATAACCTTCAATGCGCTTTTCGTCGGTTTCTTCCCGGCATTCGAATCTTGCATCCATTGTCCTGGTCTGTTTGGTAAGTTTACGGTTCATCGTCTCCACCTCCTTTCAGTTTCTTCTGGTCTCCCAGCCGGTTAGCCGGAACATAGTTTTCAAGCGCCAGCAGCTCGTTCATGTCGGGATCCGGCGGGAGTCCCATCCAGTCGCGCCACTCATTGCGGCGCATGGCCATCCGGTCAACCATCTCTTTTCCGACGTTGACCAGGTCGGTCAGGCTGTAGTTATAGAGGCTCCGGGGATTGAAGCACAGATACCAGCGCGGCGAGTACAGGAGCCCCTTGGTCATGGTCTGCTCGATCACCCGGGCAACGGCCATCAGTCGGGTGGTGACGAAGTGCTGAAACTCCTGCAGGTTAAAGGAGCCCACGCCCACCAGGAAGGCCGGAACCCCGAAGATGGCAGCCACTGCCTTCTTGTCCAGCTCAAGGGATTCCTTGATGGCCAAATCATTCAGGGTAAGGGGTTTCACCTGGTCAACGGAGAAAGCCTCAGCCGGGATAAACCAGGGCCGGCCATTCTCGCTCGAATCCATGAACTGCTCGCCCAGCTTTTTACGGCCTTCTGCACTTCTGAACTCCTCCGTCAGACCGTCCACCTTCACGATGATGGAGGGCGCCGGGCTTTCCTGCAGGGATTTCTTGGTGGCGTTTGCCTGGCGAATCCCTGCCACCACATCCCGAAGGGATGCGCTGTAGCCGCTGCCGTTCCACGGGCGGTTGGGGTCCGGGTTGAGCACAAAGTGCAGCACCTCATCCGGCATATAGGCGTTGCCCCTGTAATTGATCAGGTAGCTGCCTTTCCCGTCATCCACGATGGAAACCTCACCAGGATGGAATGGCACCAGCTCCTCCAGGTAGCCGTCACGGTAGGTCGGGAAAGTAATCTGATTTCCGGTTTCCATCAGGCCATGCACAAGCGTCTGGAAGAATGTCATGTGCGTCTGGTAGCGGTTGGGGCTGATGTCCAGGATTCTGGACAGTTCGTTTTTGATGCGGACGTCCCCGTCATCTGTGTTTTCCATCAGCCTGAGCGTCATGCTGGCGATCAGATCCGCATAGACGTTGATGCACATCTGCACCTCTGGGCATTTCATGACGGGCTTGTAGCCCTCGCCGCAGAAAAAGTGGAAAGCATCCGGATCTGACAGGACTACGCCAGACACTTCTGTGCGCTTCTGGGCGGGCATGGGAGCGTCTCTCCCATATTGGCTCTTTTTCGGCCTTCTTCTTGCCATGGTGATCCTCCTTATACCCAATCGCTGGCCTTCTGGCTTCGCTCCATATCCTCCAGCATGCGGATTGTTGCAAAAACATCCGCGTCAAAAATATCAATGCGCCGGTTGTCCTCAATTTTTTCGTATTGGATGGCGTCATCGGTTTTCTCCTGGGCCGCGACATTTTGCACACAATACTCATATGCTTCGCTGTCCAGGTAATAGAGCTTCCGGTTAAGCATCTGTTTTTCGATAAACCGAAAGCCCTCGGATTTTTTGTAAAACAGCTGCGGCTGGTCGATGATTCGAAAACCGGCCTTTTTCATGCCTGTGAAATACTCCCGGCAGAATTTCCGGTCATGGCCAACCTGGGTGATTCGGAAGCCACGGTCACGCATGGCCACGAACCAGGCGACCACCCGTAAATGGTCATTTGTGGGCGCGTTGCACATCTCCAGCCATCCATCATCCTGCCATCCGAAAAGCGGGATATTGTCCTGGTCTGCCTTTTCCGTCGCGGCCACGATCGGAAACCAGCAGTGTGGGATCACAATGTCGATCCCCTTATACTGGCCATGGAGAGATGCAGCAGTCAGGTCGTGCAGCTTGGAGAGGTCGGCGCCTCCGTACCATTTGACACCGGGCAGCTTCGCCAGCGTTTCCAGCTTTTTCTCCAGCGGCCAGTCTGGATCCATTCCAAGCTCAGCACCGGCCTCCCGGTTGCTGGCCCGGAACTTTTCGATGTCAAAATAGGCCTTTCTGCTGGAGACAAAAACGTTCAGCTTCTTGGCGAAAAAGTCCTTGCGCTGCTGAGGATCATGGAGCGCCTGCATGGCATCATTCATGATGTCAACGGGCCGGATGGTTACCCCATAGCTCGGGTTGGCCATCTCATGGACCCTGGCGTTTGTGTAATCAATCTCGCCGGTCTCCGGATCCGGATCGGCACAGCACAAGAACAGAAAAAGACTGTCATTCTCGACAGTCCCATTAAGGACCTTCCGCGCGTATTCAAGCCGGTGAGCCAGGAACCCATTTCCGTCATCGCCGGCGGTCGTGATGCCGATGACTTTTTTGTTGCTGTAGGCGGCAGTAGCTTCCCCCAGGACGTTGTACTGCTTCGAGGTTTTATAGGCGTGCATCTCATCGGCTATGACCACGTTGCAGTTGAAAGAATCCTGCCCGTCCGGATTGCTGGCCAGAGCATTGAGAGAGATGGACCCGCCGGCGATGTTCGGGCACTCCACTTTATGCTCCATGGAGTTGTCCAGGACTCGCCAGCCGTCTTTTTTGGCAGCTGCTTCAGAAGTGTAAAAGTGATGAATCACATTATACTTCCAGCTGTCAAAGGTTTCCTTTGCCTGCTTCAGGGTAGCGCCTACAACGTACACCACAGAGCCGGACATCCGCTCCAGGAGAGCCAGGGCAAAAGCCAGGGCAGCCACAAAGCTGGTCTTTCCGTTCTTCCGGGGAAGGAAGATAAGGACCTCCGTCACCAGCTGCAGCGTACAGCCAGGATACCAGAAGCCCAGCATCCCGTAGCAAACGAATTTTTGCCAGGGCAGGAGCTTCAGGGGCTTTCCTCTCAGAGGTGTGCCGTCCAGGGCTTCCCCCTGGCGCTGTGCCCATGTGGCCTCAATGACGCCAATCACAAAATCGGCATCCTTGGGATTCCACTCATAGCGGGTATCTGAAAGCATCCGGACAAATCGCTGGCACCCGAGGATCCTGTCCTTGTTCGCCAGGATCTCCCCGGAGATGACGCCGTCGACATAGGCCATGACTTCTCCGGCGTACTTCCCTTTGATCATCCCAGGTCCAGATTTCTGAGTGCATCAGCCAGCACAGATGACTTCGGCAACTGTGCCTGCTGGTCCAGCCGTTTGATTGACATCGGGGTAAGCCCCAGCTCCTTCTGGTATGCCAGGATGTCCTTCCGCAGGGATTCCAGTGTCGTGACAACGCCGGACTTCTTGGACCCACTCTCTGTCTGCTCTACCGGGTCCATGCCGGAGTCAACCCAGGCTTTGAGGATCATGTCATACTGATCCATCAGGCCGGCGCAGATCCCGACCGTGATCTGGTACTCGGGTTTCCAGACACCCAGAGCCTTCATGTACTTCTTCAGCTTCGACTCACTTTTGGTCACCCGATCACCTCCCCGGACGCGGAGCCTGAAAGTTTAAAAAATCCCCCGCGTGTGTAAAAGGCTTCCTTCCCCCCGGTCCCCGGGTTTCCTTGCCCGGGGGCCTACCCCGGGGGGGATACCCCTTTTCAACCGTAAAAATGGTAGAAAGAGTCCTGCTCGCCGCCGTGGCCCTTCTCCGGGTGCTCCTTATTGTGGCATGCTGCACACAATGCGCGCCCGTTTGCCACGCTGTAAGCAAGCTCTGGGTAGTCTTCCCTGGGCTTGATATGGTGCGCCACCGTCGCCGGCGTCCTCCTGCCATACCGTGCGCATTCCTGGCAAAGGTATCCGGCACGCTTCAGGACATTTTCGCGCCATGCCTTG